ATTTTCCGTATATTGGGGCTTTCGGTTTGCTCTTTCAGATTGTAAGACGGTTTTTTGCGCCAATCTTTCGGGCTGAAATTGAAAATACGGGTAACGGGGAATTGCTCAAAATTGACGTTCCACATATCCCGGTACATCCCTAATTGTATCTCGCTTTCCTCGTAAAATCCTTTGCGTCCGCTCTTAAAATCGACGATTGCGTTAATACGTTCGTCGCCGCCTATCTTTGCCAACATGGTACACGGGCAATCAATCATTCCGGCATACTTGTAATATGGATGCACTAAAGCAATTTCAACCGCCAACGGGCGCACGTCGTAATCTAATACGAATTGAGCAAACGCCAATACGTCCTTTTTCAAATCGTCGGCATAATATATAAAATCGTCCGACAATCGGTAAACCTCAATATATTCTTTTAGTTTGCCTTTTAACCCGTCCAAATCATAAGCCCGGTTAATTAATAATTCCTCAAATGCGGCGTGCATAAACGTACCATACGCCGCCCGTTCGCCTTTGTATCGTTCCGCTTCCTCAATGCCTTTGTTGGCAATCCATTGTATTAAGTACGGGGCTTTGGGTAACGTTTGGGACAATATCGTTGTAACCGACGGGAAAAACTCCGGGTTCCCGTTGTCGTCATATCGGTAATAATAGCGGTGTCCCTTACTATTCAATTGCCAAATCTTATACGGGGGTTCAATCAACGTTTTTTCATCAAAAAACATTGCCGTCATTTCCTCAACCGTCATGCCCGGCAATATCTCAAATATTCCGGTTGGTTGCTTAACCTCGACCGCTTCAAACGGGGGGATTATTTGTTGTTGTTCCTCGGTAATTTCCGGGAATTGGTCGGCGGGAACGGCTCCCAAATTTTCGACCGTCTTTTGTACCGGGTTTTCCGGTTTCTTTTTGTTCGCTCTCATTTTCTACTCTTTTTTAATTCTGAAAATCCACATAATACCATTACGGCACACATACCCGCAAACATCAATTGCCACGGGTTCCACAATGCGCCAATCAGACAAACAACGCCCAACGTTCCAAACGTCGAAATAATCGCTTTCGCTTGGAACCTATCGGAAAACATAACGTCCGCCATACGTTCAAACCATTGTAACCCGTTATTCTTCATATCCAAACAAATAATTAGGGGTGCAATTACACATTTCGCAAATGATAACAACCCATTCCGGGCGTATCTGTTTGGTCGTACCGTTACATAAGTTAGTCATATTAACTTGTTGTGCGCTTTCGGTGCGTCCCTCCCATAAACGGGCGGCAACCTCTTTTTTATAAACTTTAATTCCGGCGGTTTGCGCCCGTGCGATTGCCTCGTTTACTCTTAATTTCGTCATTTCTGCCATTTCTTTAGTCTTTTATTGTTAATAACTCGGTTCGTTGCTCTCTTTGTGTCCGCAATGCGTACACGTCATTTCCTCCCAAATTGCGGTATATTCCGGCGGGGTCAAATATCCGTCGCCTCCGGTCTGTTTATATTCCCCGTCGGTAACTTCCATTTCGCCGCCGCACTCCGGGCAATCGTCGTTACCCATTAAATCCAAATCCGGTACAATGAAATATACCCGTTTCAGATATACGCCCAACGCCTCGGAAATTGCCGCATAACAATTGGCGGTTTGTTCCTCGGTTACGTCCTCGTTTATTGCATCGAAAACGGAAACGCCCCAATTGTCCGGGGTGTCCTCAATAACTTTGTTTTTGAGTAATTCCGAAATGATAATTTCGGCAACTTGGTTGGCTGTTTTCCCGCTATCGGTCGCCAATCTCTTTAATAAATCGCTCTCTTTTATTCTCATATCTTTGCCGGGTACTCCCCCGGTGGGTTTTTGTTTCTGCAAAAGTACAAATAAAATCTATATTACCAAAAACAAAACCTTTGAAAGTTTTATTTGTTCACGTTGGACGCTTGTAATACAGATAAAAAGCACTAATTTTGTTGCACCGCATAACCTTACAACATCGCTCTCGGTTACTGCGTACCAACCCCCGGCGTTACTTCATTGCGTCGGGGGTTATCTTTTTAATCATGTATTCCAAATTCACAATCGCCCCATTGGTCGAAATCCGCCCCGTCATAACTTAACGGGTAACGTTCCGGTTCCGGGCAATCCGTCCAACATTCCCGACGTACATTATTTACGGCGACCCGTTCCGGGTTATATCCGGGTTTATTCTTTTCCCTCAATTGGGCGGCGCAACTCTTACAACAACAACGTCCCCAACCTCGGCGTAAATTCCGGGTATCGGCGTTGTATTCTTTGCCGCAATTGTCGCAATTCCTTTTTATCATTCCCATATATTAACCCTTTGTAAATCCCTTAAATGCTACATGGTAAACGTCGTATTGTTTCCCGGTAACATAGAACTCAATCATACGGTTGGCGTTTCCGACGTCGTTTATTGCAATAGTTGGGTACGGTTCCCCCGGCAATTGGTTATAATCGCTTTCAATATCCCGGAACCCCTCCGGGAAATCTGAACGGTCGGCGGAAAAATACCGGGTTAAACTCTCTTTTATTCGGTTCAACATTTCGTCGCCGTGCGGCTCAAAATGCGCTTTTATCTTATCTTGTTTTCTTAATGCAAATCGCATGGTTTCCAAATATTTTTTTGAAACGTCCACGACCTTTGCGCACGTTTCCGGGTTAAACATTCCTATATGCGTGTATTCCGTTGGTAATCCCAATTGCTCGGATAACCATTTGTAAGCTATCCACTTTGAAATAAAATGCCCGGAAACGGGCTGAAAATGGCTCAATAAAAAAGGGGTTGCAACGCCTTGTTACAACCCCCGGTTTATTACTTTTCTATGGTTATGAACTCAACCCCTAATATTTTTGTTGCGGGGTTTTTGCTAACTACATCAATTTGCCGATTTTTGATTTTATTTGTTTTCCATAAAAAACCTAACCAACGTTTATATTGCACCGTTTCCGCTATCAACAGACTATCCCGGTTTATATGCGTCCCGGTAAATACCCCGGCGGGCGTTGTGCATCCGTGCAACTCAAAATACGGTTCCACAATATCAATACAACGTAATACGGTCGTAACCGTGTCGCCGGGCAAATATACAATACTATCCCGGACGTTCGCCCTTAATTCGTTTATCGTTTCCATTTGCGCCGTCGTAACCCTTTGCAAATCCCGGTTCTTTGTCTGCAACGATTTGATTAACGCAGCATCATCCGCCCGGTACTTTTTATATTCGGATAATTTTAACTCCAAATTCCCAACCTTTGCGGCGTTCAAACTATCCTTTGTTTGATACGTGCGGACGTCCTGCAACAACGTTTCGGTATTACTCCGGTATTTATCCCGTTCGTCGGTCAATCGCTTAATACGGCTTTGTTGTACCCAAAAGGCGGCGGCAACCGCCATAATGATTGCCGCCCAAATCAAATACTTTTTCATAACGTCAATACCCTTTTAATTGCGGCAACGTGCATATCTGCGATTTGCTCCCGCCCGTCGTCGCTCATTATGAAACGGCAATCTTTTTCGGTATCCATGAAAAAGTTTTCCGTAAGAATTGCCGGGCAACTCGTGTGTTTGAGGATATAAAACGCCGCTTCCTTATCCGGGTCGCCGTCCGCATAATCGAAACGCATACGCCAACCGTCCGGGACGAATACCCGTTGCGCTTCCTCGGCAAATACCGTGGCGATTGCATCCGCTTTCGTTTCTCCGGGCGACGTGTAAACCTCCCAACCCGTACCGCCTCCGGCGTTGGCGTGTACGGATACCAAAAACGCCTTTTCATTGTAGTTGCGGTAAATCTCATTTGCTCGGCGGCAACGTTCCGTCAATGATACGTCGGTTTCCTCCGGTACCAAAATTTCAAACTTTACGCCATCGGCTTTTAACATCGCCGCAATACGGCGTACAATGTCACGGTTAAACTCCCATTCAAACAATTGGGAACCGTCGCCCCAAACCGGGGAACGTTTCCCGGCGGTTTCTTCGCCGTGTCCGTTGTCTAAAATAACAATAGGTTTCATTTTCTTACCTCCTTTTCTTTATCGTTAATAATATCGTCATCGGTTTCCTTTTGGAAACGCTCGATTATTGGTTGCCAATAAGACGGCAACGCCCGTGTAAATTCCAACCGGATAACATGGTATATTATCCGTAAGGCTATTTTCTTCGGGTATGCCTTAATTAAGTTGCGAAACGCATTTTGCAAATATACATACATGAACACGTATGTAAGCGACTTAATAACAATCATTGCCGCCCCGTCGTCGCCACATTGCAACATAACGGAATAAAGGACGTGTATAATAACGACGTACAAAAGCAATTCCGCCAACGCATTCTTAAACTTACTAAATCGAAAGTTTTTGCAATGCCTTACACTTACACCGTCCGCCCGCATACCAGCCCAAATATTGAAAGCAAACATAATGACTAATGCGTACATAAAACCCGCCGTTGGGGTTAAATAGGCTAAAATAGGACTTAACGACGTGGCGAATATCATACGCCATTGTTCCCAACTAAAAATTTTATCCATATCGTCCATAAATAAAGAGTTAAGGGGCGGCGGTAAACCGCCCCCGTTTTGGTTATTGCTTTATAATCTCGCACAACATAAATTCCGTGCGGTTGTCAACCGCCGTTGGTTGTTCCGTTAATAATGTTACGTTCTTGCATCATTTAAGTAAGTGAAAATGGGGACGGGCGCACCCGCCCCCGGTTAATTATTCTACCAATGCGGCGTTATTTACTATCACGTTGCCACTTTTTGCGGTTGGGCTTCCGCTATCCGTGCAATTGTTCAATTCAATACGGGCGTTCGCTCCGCACAAATACCCATATTTTGAACCGTTCAAAGATATACAATTTACGAACTTACCAAAATTTTCATCTTTCCCGGACTTATCGCCGGAAACGTAATAATTGTTTGCGTTGTTCTCGCAAATGCAACCAATCACGAATATTTGCGAACCTCTGCCGCCCTCCTCCGCCGTTGCGCTTCCAACTAATGCGATACCGCTATTAACCTGTTTACGGCAATAGGCGTTATATATCGTATCGTGGCAACCATAAGCGGGCGTTAATCCGGCTTTTACGTTGTATTCAAACAATCCGCCAATAATGGTTGTTTCGCAACGTTCGTGGTCGCTATATCCGTCGTCGTTATTGTCGTGGCTCCAACAATTAATCATCGTTGCAACGGTATGTTTCGCCAATGCCTGGTCAGTCGTTGTGCTGTGTGCGTTGAACCCGTCCCCGGTACTCGAACCGCTAAACGCCCGTGCCGCTTCGCATCGTATCAATTCCACACCAATTGCCGCATCCCACGACCACGCACCGCCGCCAAATGCGTATTTTGCTGCGCAATCAATCGCCCGTCCGCCGTGGCAAAACCTTAACGAAATTGAACCGTACCAACATTCAATATTAACCATTTCAAAAGCAATGGAACCGTCATTGCCGGAAATACCGGAACCGCCCGGAATGTAAACCGGGTTGGTGGCTAACGTTGTACCCTCTTTGATTTTGACGTACAACATTTGTGCGTCTGTATCATAAAAGAACGTGTAACCCTCGGACGTTTTCACGGCATCCAACGACGTAACACGGGTTATCTTTGTGCTATCACACCGGTACGTTTTCCCACGTTGTAACGGGTGGCGTTCGTTGTCCGGTATCAACGTACTTTCGTCGAATACCTCATGTTGGAACAATTGGAAATAGTCGGCGGCTGAAAAGGACGACAACGGGGTTTGGTAAACGTTCGTTGTACCCGCAACTAATGTTCCGCTATCAATTTTTGTTCCGCAAATGATACGGTTAACTAATCCACGTTTACCGATAAGACGGACGGAACGTTGGTTTGACTTGGTTTTGATATTCAAACGTTCGGTCGTGTCCCCTATCAATATAATTGTTGTATCAACGCCTGTTTTGGAAAATGCGGCGGCAAACGTCGCTAATGCGGCACTTTCCGTCGTGCCGGGGTTCGTGTCGTTTCCGTTGACCGCATCCACGTAAACAACGGCGGCGGTTGTGTTTACAGTTGTCCCGCGCTTTATGCTTTGGCGTTCCCATTCGCTCAATTTGTTTATTTCGCCTTTTGTCAAATAGTTGTCGCCAACCGATATTGCCGCACCAACGCCCATAATTTGGAAACGTATCAATATACGGGTTGTATTCTCCGGAATTGTGCCGGAGTGAGTGCAAAAACCGCCTGCTCTTAATTGTAACGTTAACCGGGAAATCTCGGTTGAATCATTGTAAAATATGCAATACATTGCGGCGGTTGTTGCACTACTTACAACCACATTATCCGCACCGTAACCGATAACGTCGCCAATCTCAAACGAACTATCCGCCAAATTGAAATCATATCCAATAACCGCAGTAGTTCCGGCATCGTTCACCGTATAAGATAACGTTGTGCGTGTTTTTACAACATTCATTGCTGAACTCTGTATATTAAATTCGTTGTAATACGGGGCGTAATTAATTGTTTTAATGGGAATATCTTTTACCTTTTTCCATGCGTTCCACGCCTGTTTTGCGAACATACCGAACGGGGTTACATCTTGACCCGTCCACATCATACAACGGTAAATCGTTAACGGCTGTGTACCTTTTCGGTTGTCGAATGTTACACGGCAACGGTTGGATGACGTCGAACATCCGGTTACATTGTAAAAAGATACCCAACCGTCAAATTGCGGGTCGGTCGTTAATTGAACGGCTGAAATAAAGGCACCCGACGTTGTAGGGTCAAATGCCACATTTAACAAATGACCTGTACCCGGCGCACTAATTTTCATTAATGCGTTAAGATAATCCGTTGTTGGATTATATGGGAATTGCGACAAATCCAATAGAACGCCAACAAACGCACCTACGGGCAAAACAATACGGTCGTTGTAATATTGAGGCGTTCCAATTGTAATTACATCTTGTACGCCTTCCAATTCCGCAATATCCGCACCCGCCGCAATAAATGGGTCGGGATAAAAGTTTGTTGCGTCCCCCATACCG